ACGGGCGGACTCACGAACGTCAGCACGGTGCCCGTCAGCGTGTTGCCAGCCTCTCCAGCCTCGGATGCGGCGACCGTGATGTTGACCTCGCCGCTTGTAATTGCGCCGATGACCGCTGGCGCTTGGACCAGAAACTCTGCGCCGTCGTCTCGGGTGACCACCTGCAGCGCCGGGATCACGGTGCCGTCGACGCCCGTGGCCCTGGCGGGTCCCGTCGCTGCAGTCGCAGCGTTCGGGTTGACGCCGTAGATCGATCCCCACAGCAGCTTGAACGCTGCATCTGCGAGGTCCACGAACATCTGCCGCGCCTGCCATTGGAGGATCCGCAAGTACATGTAGCCGAAGGCCGCGAGGGCAAAGGCGAGCGCTTCGCGGAGACGGCTCCCGAGCGTGCCGTTGACCTCGACTTCAACATCATCGCGGGCGAGTTGACGTAGCTGCTTTAGCGTTGGGACCTGGAACATATCAGCTGCCCCCCTGAGGCAGAACGACTGCGCCTTCGGCCACGTTGCCGTCGGAGCGCAGGATCACCCACCGCATCGTCAGCTCGTTAACGGAGGTCTGCGTGACCATGACGTCGACGCTCGCGGCATGAAGCGGAACAAACGCGGCGCGCAAAGCTGACTCGTAGCGCTCCTCGAGCAGCAAGCGCGTGCTGGCTACGAGCGGTTGGGCGAAGCCTAGCCACCCCCGCGAGCTCGCCCCCTCAGGTCGGCGACACAGCCATTGCTGGTGCCGGCGGGTATCCCCGGGCCGGACCGCGGAGCGCTCGGGCGCGTCCGTGAAGCAGACCGCCAGCACCTCCTCGGTCAACGCGTCGGTCTGCTGTCCAGCGAGCTCATAGACGGGCTTGGGGTTGGAGCTAGTCATACGACTGGGTCGAGGTAACGGATCGTCGTGCCGGGCAGCAGCCGCAGCATCTCAGGCCCCATGGAGTTTAGGTCAATTACGCTGTCCACCGCGCGCTGCAGCACGTCGTCGTTGACGGCATCGAGATCGTCGTACAGCACGGGGATCAGCGAGAACACGTCCGTGGTCGTCTGCACGGTGTGCGTGAGCAGGCGCGGCAGGGCGGCGGCTGTCTCCGCGAGGAACGCCCGCGTGGCCTGCCGCATCACGCGGGCGTGCTGGTACACGTCGCGATCGAGATTGTCCAAGGCGAACAGCGCTTCGAAGGCTGGCTCGAGCGCGTCGGCCACGGCCAGCACGCTGTTGACGGTGGCGAACGAGGTCGACGTGATCGCTAGGCAGACAGCCACGGTGACCGACGACAGGACCAGCGACGTGGCCGCAGCTACTTCGTCGACCTCTTCGAGATCCTCTTCGCTCGGCTCCGAGACTTGGTCGGCTTGCAGCGTGGACGCACCGTCGTTGAAGGTGACCCCGTCGTTGAGCGCGTCGATGAACGTGTCGGAGGCCTTGTCGCTCGCCGGATCCTGGACCGCCGCGGAGCCCAAGTCCGTGTCGCCCTGCGATGCGAGCGAGGGCACGAGCGACAACAGCGAGAGCGCCGCGCCCATGAGCTGCATGGCCAGCGTCTGCGGCGTCAGCAACAGCTGCTCGAGCTGATTCTCCAGCGCGAGGATCGTGCCGACCACGGCGTTGACGGGCTCGAACGCGGCCGCGATCTTCCCCTGCGTCTCGTTGAGCCAGTCGATGCCGGACTGCAGGGTCTCGAGCTGGCCGCCGTAGGGGCCGTTCAGGGTCTGTCGGCGGCCGAAGTCGACCGCCACCGCCTTGCTCAAGATCGCGATCGCTGACTCGACCGCCGAGGTCGCCGACTCCGAAAGGATCAGCTGCGGTTCAGCGTCGATGAGCGTGAGCGACCCTTCGCTCACGAGCTGGCGCGTCTCGTCGTAGAGCGTCAGCTCGTACTCCCCGTCTAGCCAGAGCCCCGTCACTTCTCCGAGCACGGGAGCGCGCAGAGTGAAGGGACCGCCGGCCAGCAGCATCGCGCGCAGATCCAGCGACGCGGTCTCGTAGTCGGAGACGATCCACTCGCCGTCTTGGATCAGCATGAAGTCGACGCGGATCCGCTGCGGCGCCTGGCCGAGCGTGATCGCGGTCGCGCCGTCGACGTTGGGCGCCTCCTTGATCACGGTGCGCTCGGTGCCCGTGAGCGACGTGGTCTTGATGAAGACCGGCACGTCGTTGATGCTGCCGCGCTCCATGGTCTCCTCGGGCTACGGCATCGCCAAGGTCTCGGCGACCGTGATCGGCAGTGCGAAGGTTGTCGGGATGTGACCGGTCTGCTGGTTTATCGTGAATGTCACTTCATTGACGTCATCCCAAACGAAAACCCCGTAGTCCCAAACGCCCATGAGGTAGCCGATCCGCTGGCCATCGGACTCGACGATCAGGCTGGCCGGGACCGCTTCGCTACCCGTGTCGCCATCTCCGTCGCCCGGATCGCCATCTCCGGTCGTTGAATCTCCGTCTCCGGTTGGGTCTCCATCGCCATCGCCGGTCGTGGTGCCGGTGCCGGATTCGCTCGTGCTGGTCTCGGGTGGAAGGTCTCCGAACGTCGGGTCGACGCCAGTCTCGGTGCTGGTTGCGGTGGCGTCATCTTGCGGGCAACCGGCGAGGATGGTCAGGATGGCGATGTATGCGATTCGTTTCATGGATACCTGCTTGCTGTGGGTGTTGTATCGGACAAGAGCATCAGGTGCCCTTCGCTTTGGTAGTCGCCGCCGCGTTGACCAGGTCGTTGCCAGGGATCGCAGGCGGGATAATGGCCGAGCCGTCTAGGAACGCTGCGAAGTTGGTGAACGCCAGCACGCCTCCGTCATTGGGCGCGAAGTTCTGTGCCGCGTACGTGGCGGCAGCCACAAGGTGGTTCTGCGAGGCCTGTGCCTTCAGCAATACGGCCGCCAGCGCGTCGCCGACGTTGACGACCTGGCCGTCGTCGACAATGACCGTCACGTCCGAAAGCGACCGAGCGGTGATGGTGATCCCGCCGTCGTCGTCGAGGTAGATCACGTGGCCGGCCGCAGTCCACAGGGCCTTGTCGCCGGGCTCTGTCGCGGGACGTCCTGCCACGCTCGACACCAGCGCCGTGAGGTTGTCGCTGTCACCGCCCGGCGCGAACACCAGCGCGTCGCCGCCTACGGCCTGGCCGGCCAGGCCGTAGGGCTCGAACACCTCGGCGTCGTCTCCGTCGACCGTGCACGTCGGCACCGCGCCCGCGCTCCCGCTCGGGTCGGACACCTCACCGAGTTCGATCATCGTCTCGGCGCTGACCCGGTCCCCCGCCTTTCGCTTGTCGATCAGCCTCACCAAACCCTCAAGTTTACGGTCCGTCATCAGCTTCCCTCCGGTGGCTTGAACAACAGCTCGAGCTTTTGCGCGTCGAAGTCGACCACGTCGCTCGCGTCGGTGATCTCCGTGACGACGGCGCTGTGCTGGCGCAGCCATTCCTGGTTGGCCCGATACCGACGTGCACCACCGCCGATCCCGCCGCCGTCGACGGTGAAGTCGTCGAGCACCGCATAGGCGTCGGGCGGCACGAACTCGAGCATGGCCTTGTCGGCGCCGCCGAGATCGCGCGAGAGCGTCACCGACGTGAGTAGCATGGTGTCGGAGAACCCTCGCACTTGATCGTCGAGTGGGTACAACGTGTTCGGCCAGAAGAGAGCGCCGCTGTTGTTCGGGCTCCAGCCGTCGAGTTCGATCGTCACGCGGATGGCCTCGGCCCTGCGCTTGCGGACCTCGTACTCGGCTTGCCGGAGCAGCTCGCCCTCGGTCCGTGCGCCCGCCTCCGCGTCGATGATCAGCGGCGAGTACCTGGCCGACGAGTCGTAGGCTGGCGCGCCGAGTTCCGTGAGGCCGCCCCCGCTCCCCCGCTTCTTGCTCTTGCGGCCGACGATGATCTCCGACTGGATCGCCCGGCCATCGAGCTCGTAGTCCCACGAGATCACGCGCGGGTGTGGTCGCGAGATCGAGATCGGCGACGAGCGCACAGCGTTGCGCGTGATCCTGATCGACGCCTTCGCCTTGCGATCGGGTGTGACCGATGCCGCGCCGCTCACCAGGATGCAGCCCTGGCGCTTGGCGACGCGCTGGATGAACTCCCACGCGCCCTCGTTCTTCTTGATCTTGATCTTGTCGATCGGCACGTCGGCGATCTCGTTGCCCGTCTCGCCGACGTCGACGACCAGGTCAAACGGGCGGACCACACGCTCGATGATCTGCCGGGCAGACAGGTTGCGGAACACCCGGCTCGTCACGCTCTCGCCGTCGCCCACCTTGATCGACGACTTGGTCAAGCGCTGGGCCGACGAGAACCCCGTGATCGACAGCGTGTCCGAGTTGGCATCGCCGTGGCTGCGGTAGTTCAGGACTTCGCCCACGAGCACAATGCGCCCGGCGATCGCCACGGCCATGGAGTCGCCGATCCGGAGATCGGCCAGCGCGATGTCGTCGGCGATCTCGACCTGCACCTGATCCGCGAGCTCGGTCACCGCGAGGCGCAGCGAGAACGACTCCACACGCTGCAGGTTCTTTCCGCCGACCTGCACGACGAGAGACGGCAAGGTCACGAGAGCCCCGCTTCCATGCTCGGGCCGGTCGTCTTGGTGGTGTTGGCCGCCACCATCTGCGTCGCGGCGACGAGCTCTTGCAGCGCCGCGAATGTGCCTGCGTCGCCGAAGACGCCGGTGGTCTCGGTCCCAGGCGTCGTGAAGGCTGCGTCGCCGAGGCCCAGCGTCGAGCCGTATTGTTTATCGAATGCGGCGAGGTCGAGCTCGGCTTGCTTGGCCTGCATATCCAGATCTTCGGTGACGCCGGACGCGACGTTGAGCAGACCCGACCAGCCGCCAAGGCTCTTTTGCAAAAGGTTCGCGTCGTCGTCGACCCCCCCGACTCGTGACTCGGTCGCAGCTGTGCGCGCCGCGTTCGTCACGCTGATCAGCCGGTTGCGCCGCTCCATGAGCAACTCGGCTTCGGTCTTCTGGACCGGTCCCAGCGTCGAGCTCGAGACCGCGGCGATCTGCGCGTCGATCTCCGCCTTTGCCTTCTTGCCGCGAGCTCCCTCCCGCTGTTCTTCCAATGCAGCGATCTTCGTTGCCTTGTCTGCCTCGAACTTGGTCTTCTCGGCACTGGTCGCCTCGCGCGAGAACGTGATGTTTTTCTGCTTCTCCTCGACCGACTTGATCGTTTCCCCGTACTTGGTCAGCGACGACTCGGCCTGATCGAGCACCATATTGAACGCGACTATGGCCAGGCCCGCGCCTGCGAAGATGGCCGGCATCGCGCCGACCATCGACTGCATCCCACCGCCGATCTTGGACGTCAGGCTCATCGCCGTCCCCTGCTTGGTGACTGCCGTGGTCAGCGTCGTCGTCGCGCCAGCGAGTTTCATGTTGCCGAGCTGCGACGCGGCGCTGAGCGTCTGCCACATCGAGTAGGCGCTGATCAATCCTCCGGCCGCCTTTGAAGCGACGACCGTCCCGATCGCTACTTTGGCAAGTGTGGCCGCGAGATTTGGGTTCTCCTTGATCCAGTCACGAAATCCCGTGATGATCGGCATCGTCGTTTCGGACAGATCGAGCAATGCCGGCACGAGTTCGTTGCCCGCCTGGATCTTCAGCAGCTCCCACTGGGCCTCTAGCACCTTGGCCTTCTGCGCGGCGGTGTCGGACATCTTGGCATAGGCGGTCTCTGCCTTCCCCGCCGAGTTCGTCGCGTCACCCAAGACGCTGTGGAAGCCACCGAGATCTTGAACGAGCCCACCGATCGCCGCCTGAGCTTC